GATATTCTTTGGCGCCGTCATATACCGACATTGCCCACTCAGACGGGTTTCCTACGGCCGGTGGTATTTCAATCTCCGCCTCAGAGTCTCCAGATTCGCCGTAGGAGTCCATCTTCACTTCCGGTTCGGTAATCAGCGACTCGATAGATTTCACCGTGTTTTTAGGCTCTGCTGGAGTCGGCGTCAGACTAGCCTCAGCAATAGGCCACCGAGTGATTTCACTTACATTGCCGAACGTCTTGCGCTCTACCATATGCGAAGCCGCTCCAGACGAATAACCGAGGCGGCCTTTCTTAGCCAAGTCAGCAATCATCTTGCCGTATTCGTCAGACATTTCCAGTTGGGCTTGATACCAAAGGCCTTTGTCGTCTGCCATGACATAACCTTTGCCGACCGGCCGCTTGCCGATGGTCTTATCCATGCCATGGTGGTAGTAAAGATTCAATGGAACTTTGGTGTCGGTAGGAAAGCCGAAGTCGGTGTCTTTAGTAAAGTAATCACCTTCCAAATCGGTCTCATTCGGCGAACCATAACGGACAAGGTAACCTGAGACCATACCGTTATCGTCGGACTTTATTGCGTCGCAGTAATAACCGAGAAGTTCCATACCATTAGTATCCCATACTTATATCTCTACATTGACAGGAGCGATAATCGCCGGATGAGGAGACAACCATTCAACTTGCAATATATCCATTAATTCAAGTAGATAGACTTGCCTGAACACCTTATCCGGTGGCAACATAGCCGAAGGTTGCGCATACGGTGGCCACAAGATTTCTTCTATAGATTGACTGGTAATCAATTCTTGCGTCCAGTCGTCACCATAAAGGAATGTCTTGTAGTTCACTTCGTCCCAATGCAGTTCTACTGATGCGTCTTTGTATGTGGCTTTCGCGTAAATCATAGAATAAATTCTACAAGGAACTGAGCCAATCGTTCCGTTTCTTTAGACTTGAACAATTCCAACGGATTGTCATGCAACAATTCGGTAGTTGTAGTGACCATCTCAGTCCCGGTTCCGCGACCATTACCGCCTTCCCAATCGTAAATCCTGCCACCGTAATCGCGAGTAACATTAGCCATCTCTGGGAACGACTTTCCCATCCATGTGTTCTGGACTTTCCAGTTTTGCGTTAAGTCTTCCCAAATCTTTCTGGCCTCGGTCCATGCCAATCCGTTTTTAGGTCGTGTTCCGTCTGTATTGTTGTGTAGATGGTGAGTAAATTCATGCCAAGCCGTTTGCCGAGCGCTAAATATCGGGTCGAACTGTCCTGTGTATTTAGCACGGGTTTCAATAGTGGAAACCGAACCCAATCCATCTGTATGGAAGCCGCCGACAGAAGACGGCCTACCTTGCAGAGGGCCGCCGATAACTTGGCATTGTCTGATATCACGGTCTTCAACTAACTCAAAGAAGTCGTCCAGATAACCACGAACGGCTTTAGCGTTGGTTCCACTAGCATTACCGTTCCTATCAACGATGTGTACTCGTTTGGTTGCCGTACTGTTGAACGGCGTATCGGCGCGTAATGCTTCGTACATTTCTTTTCTGAATTGTTCGCGTTTGTCCTTGACTAAAACGTTGTGTGCATCTGCTATCGGCCGATATATGGCCTCTGCTTCTGCATCTGCTTTCTGTTGGATAGACCAAGTTTTATGTGTGTGCCAATCCGCCGCATTCTTATCTTTAGCGGCTCTGTACACGTCATAAGCTTTATCGCGCAATTTCTGTGAGGCCGCTATTTCGGATTCGATAGCCTTGGCTTTGGCCCTGAAGTCTCCCATAAATCTGCCACCGTCAACAACGAACCGGCCGGCATTCGTGTCGAAGAAGCGATAGGGATTCTTAGCGCTTTGGCGACCTAAAGTTGCTTGCCTCATACGCTTACTTTGCGGCGTTGGTTTACCAGTCGCAGTCGGTTGCGTGACAACAGTTGGCTTAGGCGGCGGCGGCGCTTTCGGCGCCTTCGGAGTTGGTGCCGGCTTCGGAGGCTTAGGTGGCTTCGGTGCTGGAACGGGTTTCGGAACCGGCGGCGTGACAGGAGGCTTAGGCTTTGGTGGCCGGCCGGGTTTACGCTTCGGCGGGACTGGAGGCGTCGGAGGCGTTATCGGTGGAACTACTGGAGGCGTGACAGGCGGCACCGGCTTAGGCGCCGGAGGATTTACCGGTGGTACTGGAACGGGTTGTGGCTTCTTAGGCTTAGGTTTATTTAAGTCAGGACGCCGAACCGGAGTATGCAAAATCCCGTCAGGCGGAAGCGTTACAGAACCATCGACGTCACGCAACGGTTTGATGGTTACTTGCGGTCCCCACTTCGGGTTATCTTTGACGCCGATGAGGCTATCGAGAGTGACTTCGCCGGCTTTATATTTCTGATAACGCGTCGGACCGAATACAGAGCGTATTTCGTCATCAGTCATGCCGGCCATGAGTTCTTTCGGGCCGGCGGCCGTAAACTTCGGTATAGGACTAGATGTGTTAGCAGAGAACCATGACGAGTCCGGCACAACGGGAATCATCACGCATCGGCACATCGGGTGAGATGGCATTAGTTCGTTCTTAGAATAGACTTTGCCAGATAGCACCAAACAACCTAAGCAAACCCGGCCGTCTTGCGCCGCCTGACGCTCGTAGCCCATAACGATGTCGTTTTGTTTGTAAACGTCTCGTTGGGCCTCTCTGGCAGAACGAATTAGTTCAGTCCTAGCGATTACTTCGACGCGTTGACGGGATACGTCCTGATAGCGTTTATAGAATTCTCGGGCTAATTGCCTCGGGTTGGTTTGGCGAACGGCGTTATTGGTTAAGAAGCCGGCTAGGCTTTGGCCGACATTGTTAGGCATAGCGGCAAGAGTATCGGCTAACGGACCTGAATCCAGCGATGCCACCAATGCCTGAACTTGGCCTTCATTTAGGCGTGAGAAAACGGCTTCGGTTTCGACGCCGTCTGGAAGTAATGATGTTACGACGTTGCTCGAACCATCGTTGGCCGTGCGGACTATCTTGTCACGGCCTTCTTCTATTACAGATTGCGCCGGCGGTACGAGGCCAATTAACGCATTCCGAATGTCTTGTATGGTTTGCTCAAGCGATATGAGCGTCTGTTCTTGAACTACCGTCCTAGGAACGCCGTTATCTTCTTGTTGTTTTATCTTCCGTTCGAGGCGTTGTATTTCCTGTTTGGTAACGAAGTTTAAATCGGCATAGACCAAGCGAAGCCGCTTCACCGTATCCGCTTCTCGAGCGGTAAGTGAATTGCGGAACTTCGCAACGGCCTTATAGATGTCGGCGTCTTCGCCGGTCGCTTTGACTATTCGTCCGGCAGAATCTCGAACCCGTAGAAAGGGCGATTGTAATACGGAACCTCGTGTCCGCTCTTAGTGCCTTGTGGACTTCCAGTATCTCCATTTGCAGGGGATTCAGTATTCGTAGCGAACATTACGCCTTCGTCTTTGGTATCCGGCTCTATGCCGACCATCCGCTTACTTTGCGCTCGGTCTATAATGCCGGCTTTAAACAAGCGTTCAGCACGAACGGCCATCGCGTCGTAGTCGTCGGCCAATGCGCGGACATTATCGTAGTTGTATGCGATGTAGCCGCCTGTGTCACCAAAGTCCGGCAATAAGTTTTGGGTCAGCGTATCTGAGATAACGCGCAATGTGGGAATCATTCCATCTTCCCAAGCCGCTTGTTGAGCGAATTCGTAATTGCTGTATGTAGACCTCTCAAGACCCGAACCAAGGCCGAGTACCATTGGGTTCAGCCCGAGGGCCGCCGCGATGCGTTCTTCCGGTAGACGGCGAATTGAATCGAGTGCCATTTCCTGCGGCGTAAAACTGACTCTATCCATCTTGTATGCGCCGGTCATCACTACTACGCCGCCGGCGTTATCACCGGTTAGGTTTTCACGAATAGCACGTTTCATGGTTCGCGCATCATCAGGCGAAACGTTATCCGCGTTATTGTTCGAATCTGGACCGATAACGATGCTCGGGATGCCACCATTACTCAGAAGGCCATAAGCCGTTGCCGAGGCCATATTGTCAGCGGCGATTTCACGTAAAGTGGATTGCAGAGGCGAACGACCTAAACGGATATCAGCCGGGTCGCGACCATAACGGAAATGAATCATGTCCGTTAGCGGTATGTCGTATTGTCGGCCGTCCGTGGAATAAACGTAATGCGTTACTGGCGTAATACCATCACCGACCGGACGAACCATATCCTGCGGAAGGTACTGTAGCCCTACGACCTCGCCACGGCTGGAAGTACGAATCTTACGGACATAAGCGTTACCGAACGCTTTATAGTCGGTGATAACCCAACCCCAAACAAGAGAAGCCGTGAGACCCGGCATCGGTTCTTCAATAAGCGTTAGTACGGGATGCTCTTCAACCGTTTCGTATTCGCCGTTACCCAGAGGCAACCGGAGTTCGGCAATCGCTTGCGGGAAGTTACGGATGTACCAGTCTATGCCGATAGCCACGACTGAGTTCAGTAACAAGTCGCCGGAAATGCGACTCCAGTCCTTTTGGCTTCCGGGAAGTGTTCGACGCAACAACGAAATGAATTGGCCGTTGCCGTATCCGGTAAAGAAGTTATCCCGGCTTTGGTTCAGCGGATTCGGTACCGGCTTGCTCGGGTTTGCGTAGGCCTTCAGAACATCGAATATTCCCATGCCAAGAGTATCGCACAAAAAGAAAGGCCCGACCAGAGGCCGGACCTTTATGTAGACTCTTGTGGACTCTATGCAGGATGTTTATATTCCGCGAGGCGGCGGCCGTCAACGACCTTTACTGTCCACCAAACAAGTCCCCACTTGACTTGGATTTGGACATACGGCTTTGGGTTCCACGGCTTTACCGCGACGTACTTGACGAAGTACATCTCGTCATTGATTCTGGCCTTATACTTACCGTAATCGGCGCAAACTTCAATCGTCGTCATCTTGTTCTGGAAGAACAAATCGAGAGCAAGCGCCTCGGCTTCGGTGAGTTTTACGCGTTCGCCCTTGCGATAATACTTTTCTTTAGTCATTTACTTCTCCTCTGTATGGAACCAATAGTTACCAAGCACACCTTCAGTGCTTGTGTCTACGAAGATTTGCCACGGTGTACAGTGAACGGTAGCACGATAACCTTTGTGGGTAATGCGGAAGATTGTCCGGCCGGTCTTGCGGTAAATCCGGGATGCCCGAACGGCCAAATGACGGACTTCATCGTAGCAAGCCGGGAGGTTCTTAGCCGAGAAGAACAGTTCGTCTTTGCGGCTGATAAACAACGGGTCTGTAATGGCATCGATTACCGCGAAGTAACCGGAGTCGAAGCGAAGCGAGGTATTCATACCGACTATTTACCTCGGTTTTAGTATGGCCGCTCGAAGTTTACGAGAAAAGTTTTATTTATTTCTCAATATGCCATCAGCGTATTCTTGCGTTGGCTGACAGTATAAGCGTAAACCTCAGCGTCCACGGAGTCGTCATGGTGGCCAATAGGGAACGATAAGAGTTCGTCGGTGAACCATTTCGGGAGCGATGCCGAATGAACTACGAGGCCTTGCTCATACCTTGCTTCTAACGCCGTAAAACGGGTCACTTTATCTTTATCGGGCCGGATGCCTACCACCGGAAGTTTAGTCGTGCGTAAGAGTTCTTGGATAACAGCGGCCTGATACTGAACGTTCTCAATGCCAATACTCTTCGGCTTCCATTTATCGGCCATATGTTTTACGAAGTTAATGACCTGATGGAACGGCGCTCGCATACGGGCAACGTCCCGAACATAAACGGTGCCATTATCCAGAATGCTCATCGCCACGATGCTCGTGTAGTCTGCTGTCGCTTTCTCCGAAATCGCTAAGTCCACACCTAGGTATACCGGTGCATCTTCATCGAAGTCGCCGGAGCGTAACCATTCACGGCGAATGCGAGCGCCGTCGGCGTTTAGGAATTCTGCCAAATACTCTTGGCGATAGGCCATGCTTGGTAGTGAACGGCTTGCGGCTTCCACTTCGGCCGGGTCGATGTACGGATTCGCGGTCGTTGGCATCTGCCAAGATTGCCAGTTCTCGTCCGCCAGATGGTTCTCATAAAGGACGTGAAAGTAATTATGGCCGTTCGGCGTTGAGAAGAACCACGCGTCTCCTTTATAGTCCGTCAGGGTAGGTCGTAACGCTTTATTCCATGCCTCTTCTAGATAAGGCGTCATAGCCGCCTCGTCTACAGCGATAGCACCGTACTTGCGGCCACGAGCAACGGTCTTCGGGTCCATCAGCGTCCAATAATCAATAACGCCGCCGGTTATGAGTTCTATTCTCGGCGCCGGCATCGTAACGGCCCTATGGATTATGGGAGCATACATCTTCCGGTGTGATAGATATGCTTCTTCCAAGAGGCGATAGTTAGGCGCAAACCAACCGAACGGAAGGCCCTTATCGATAACTATCGGCGCTATTACGTTACCTCCGAGCGTAGTCTTCCCCCAACGGCGGCCACAAGCCAAAACATTGAAACGTTTGGCCGTTCGCATAACCTCGGCTTGGGCAGAATGTAATTCAGGTAACGATAGACGTATCTCTTGCATATAAGCGTTCAGAAACTCTCTTTGGTGTATTCCACGATAATCTTTAGCGGCCCTGCATCCGGCCCTGTCAATTCATGCCGAATAGCCCAATCGTGTTTACGGCGGCGTTCTAGCCACCATGCGGCCGCTTGCCATGTGCCTTCTTGCGCGGCTTTGGCGATAATCGAGACGTTCCTGACGGCCGCATCGGCTTCCGCCTTTTCTATAGAGTCCGAGAAATCCGGTTTATCTTTAAGCCAAGCGGCAAACGTGTCTTCCGAAATGCCGGCGTAGGCGCATGAATCCCGCCGGGTATTGCCGGCGCTCAGAGCGTTCATGATTTTCTGAACACGTTCGATGTTGTATTTAGTCGGTCTTCCTGCCATATTATTTCCACCTAAAAAGAACTTCACCCGGCTTCTTTGTGTTGTGCCGAATCCATTGCGGGAAGTCGCGGACGAGCGCTTCAGCGGCCTTCATCTGTAACTCCGGTGTACGCCAATCGCAACAGCCTCCTCGGTTATCCCAATGTTGCCAATTAATCAGGACTTTATCGCATCGCAGATTCGCTCCATAGCGTAGGATTTGCATAGCCGACATCCCATAGTCGTCTTTTAATGTGTAATCCAGCGGATAGTGTATGTCGTGCGGCCGGAACAAAACGCAACACCCGACATTGAACTTATTCCGGCTTACCGGCTTTCCCTGATAGTTCAGGATGTTGGCTGTAGGCGCTACACCAATGTGGTGAATTCCCGGGTTGTCGTGAAGCGTCCGTAGCATAAAACGAATGGCATCAGGAAGTGTGGATTTCACGGCCTTATGCTTCTGGTCTTTCTCGGACCATTCGGCGAATGCGACGCTCTTATAGTCGTCACTCATCTGGAAATACGGCTTACCGCTGGCATTACCGATGTCTAGGATGAGTTGCCGGCCTTGCATGAAATGGTCTTGGATAATGATGTTTTCGGCACCATACATCCGATAAGCCCTCACTTCTTGCTTCTCTACGACCCAATTCACGGTCCACGGCGTATCTTTCAGGCATTCGTACCGGCCGACGTTTTCGGGCCGTCCTTTAGACTGTATGTAGATGGTGGCATCGTTCAATAAGTTATCCATTGTTCCTCATTTCGTTAGCACGGCGGATTTCGCGGCCGGCCCTAACCTTATTCGCCCTCTTGAGTTCTTCTAGCGGCGCGAGGCATTGCCACATCTTCGCCAGAGAGTAGTAAACGATAGTGTAACGGTAAGCGGATGTTGTTGAATACCCGATAGGCGTCACGCCGTGTAAAAGACTTTGACCATCAAACAATAGCAACGAGCCGTTCGTATTCTTGATAAGTGTGTCTATCTCCGGACAGGCTAAATAACCACCGTTAATTCCGTTTCGAAGAGTTACCATTGCCGACCATGCTTCTTTGAAATTGCCTCGGTCGTAATGGTATGGCAATTGGGAATTCTTGTTTACGACGCCGGAAGTAAAGACGGTGCCGCTGATTCTCCAATCTGAAAGTACCTCACTTGTTTGTTGAGAATGCTTCGCATAAATGACCGGGTTACGTTCTTTATACAAAGCATCCAGTTCAGTCCCGAGCGCCGCGAGTCTGGCCATTAGTTCGGGTGAATCATTAGTCATCCGGGTCGCTTGGCAATTCTCTCTTGTGTACACCGGATTCCGAGGCGTGTATCCGAAGGTGAGGTTCTTCGGAGCGATGCCGCTTTGCCGCGTTTGCGTACCGAATTTACTAACCTTCAGATTTGTTACGAGGCCGGGTGGAATCGTAACAGCGTCGCGCAAATAGATAATAGCCGGAACGTCAGAGCCGTTTAGGTAAACAATGGTGTCGTCTTCGATAACTTTAGTGCAATGAGCGGGAGAGGCATATTGTTTATCCCATTGCTTTAGGTCAATCTTGTTCTTCGTCAGTCTCAGTATTTCCATCGGTCTCCTCCACTCCCAGCAACCTCTCCACGACTTCTGCAAAGTCCTCTAAGCCGCTTTCTTCCATGTAGCGCTCGAATGCCTTTACCACGACTTCGTATCTTTCTAATTGGTAATACAGAACGATTTGCCGTACATCGTTAGCGAGGTAACGTTCTTTCTTTTCGGGAAGCGAAAGGCCGATTTGGTCGTCTTGTTGAGCAATTTCACCGATGAGGGCATCAAGGTCTTGAGGTGAATACCCGGTTCCGTCTAGGCCGATTTCCGTGGCCGCCAATTCCGAC